TTTTTTTTTAATGATACGGCGACCACCGAGATCTACACCCTAGAGTTCGTCGGCAGCGTCAGATGTGTATAAGAGACAGTATATATACTTAAGTATATACAACTCCCCCTAAAAGAAAATATTTTCTTAATAAGAAAAAGTGACGAAAATGTTTTTAAATATGGTATAATATAAGTAGGGAAGGGGATAAGTAAATGAGTTTAGAGAAAGAATTAGATATCGTAGATGAGATGAAAGAGATTAGAAAGAACGCAAAAAAGTTCGGTATTGAATTAGAATTAGTAAAAGATAGTATTTTATTTGATGAAGATGTATTAGATGTAATTGTTATTAATGTGAGTAAAGGAAATAATACTTTAACAGAAGTAGCCGTACCAAGTGAAGTAAGTAAAGATGATATTATTTTAGCTGTAAGAGAATTATTAATGATTATGGTGGATGAGGAAGTATTTAATAAAGCGGTTACTAAGGAGGTAGGAGATGTACATAGAGGAATATTTAAGAAATAGATTACTCTACAATAATACAAAGAACTATAAGACTTTATGTAGAGTAGCTAAGTGGGTAGAGAGTTCTGGTGATTGTGAAGTATATGTATATGAAGATTTTAATGAAGAGAGTAGAACAAATAAACAATTCTATAGAATAGATATTATAGGTAATGATAAAGAAATATATACTAGAACTAATATAATATTTGGATGGTTAGTAGCCCACTTTGTGGAAGATATGAAGAGAGTAAAAGAAAATGTTGAAGCACGAGCTTAACTTTACAGATGAGAATTTATTTAACTGGATAGATTTATTTGTAGATATAAACTATATCAAATCAAGAAAACGTCTCTCCCCTCAAAGGTTAAAAGAATTGTTAAAGAAGAATATAATGAAGTCTTGCGAGTAAGACCTCCACCATTACTACATAAGGATTTAAGACGTTTGATATAATCAAATTTTAAATAACTAAAAGGTAGTTAAAATAGACTTCAAGCCTTATGTAGTATGAGAGAGAGCTAAATTTTTTAAAAAGGCGGATGTGGTATAATTATAATAGAAGTAAAATTCTCAAAATACCTTTCCTCCTTTATGGTAGATAATGACTAGTTAAGGTTAGAGAATTATCCTTAACTTTTTCTTTTTTTAGGAGTATTTATGATAGACGCAACCCATCAAAAGTTTATAGACTTTTATCTTCAATCCTATAGCCCAGAGCTTGCAGCTATTAAAGCTGGTTATCCAAAGGAGGAAGCTTTAAGTATAGGGATAGACCTACTGGCTAATGATGAGATAGCGGAAGCAATATCAGTAAGAGAAGCTCAACTTGATAAAGCAGCAGCTAATATGAAGATGACAAAAGAAAAACTCCTAAGGACTTTATACTACCAATATTCACAAGCGGTTAAGTTTAACAAGACTACAGACGCTCTGAATATTCTGGAGAGGTTAGCTAAGTGGAGTGGATTACAGCCTGATGAGTTGGTTATCAACCCAGTAAATCTGGTTATTAATAATGTAGAGGAAGGTAAGATATAAAGCGTTTAACCGCCACAGGGCTCTTAAAAATCCGCAATTGAGATGAGTGGTCTACACGGTGACTAGGGACTGAGGTAGCTAGGAGAGATAGGGTACTAAGGGTTTTTGGGACTGTCAGGAGAGACTGAACCTATCCCCCTGTACAGGGTAAGACATAAAGGAGGTGATGATTGATAGATGAGTTATGTTGTTAATTTATTACCAGCACAAAAAGAGTTTTGGGAAATTCCCCACAACTATGACAGAGATATAGCTCTCTATCAGTGACCTTGGAGGTTATGGAAGCGGCAAGACCTTTTGTGGAAGCCTTCTAGGTATAACATTAGCTCTAAAGTATGCTGGTATTAAGGGATTAGTCGGAGCACAAACATTACCTCTTTTAAGAGACACAACACTAGCTACATATATTGAACACTTAGATAAGTTAGGATGTCCTTATACTTATCTAAAGAGTGAAAATAAATTGGTATTCCCTAATAAATCTGAAATACTATTTAGGTTCTTAGAGGAAGATAGCAAACTTAAATCTTTAAACTTAGGTTTTATCGAGATTGAAGAAATGAGTGATACCCCTGAAAGTACATTCAGAATGTTACTCTCACGTCTACGTCAAGAAAAGAAACCAGAGTGGGGGAAAGATTTTAAGTACAGATTATTCGGTCACACAAACCCCCAACAATCTTTAGGATGGATATATGAGTATTTTAAGAAAAACCCACAACCTAATTATCGACGTATTATTGCTCCCACCGCTCAAAACATATATCTACCTGCAGGGTATCTTCAATCGCTAAAAGAGGTTTACTCTGATGAGTATTACAGAATAAATGTTTTAGGTGAGGATTGTAGCGAAACAGATACGTTAGTTACAAAAGGTTTCAATAAAGAAGTTCAAGTACGTGATGATTTAAAATTGGATAAGTCTTTACCAATCCATATTACCTGTGACTTTAACGTTGACCCTATGTGCTGGTATATAGCTCAAATAAAAGATGGTAATATATATTATCTTTATGAAGTTGTTAGAGAGAATACCACTACAGACGCTACAGCACAGGACGTAGCCGAGCTACTTTATGATTGCAAACATTTACCAATAGAGATAAACGGAGACGCTTCTGGAGACTTTAGAACTACTAAAGGTGTTGACTATGTTTACTTACGTAATAACTTAGAACGTAATGGTTTTAAGAATGTTAGTTTAAAAGTAACCCATAAGAACCCTCCGATTGAATACAGGATATCTTGTTGGAACAATATGATTAAAGGTGCTGGTGATACCCACCATATCTTTATTCATTCACAATGTAAATATTTAATTTACAATATTGAGAACCTAGAAGTTCAAGCTGGTACAAGTAAACCTAAGTTACCAACTGCTTCAAGGATTAAGAGCGATAGCAAGGCTAAGTTCTTAGGACACCCAATAGACGCTGCAAGTTATCTTGTATGTTTATATTTTCCAGTTAAACGTATGACAGTTGATAACTTCAAAGACCAATCAAAGAATACGGGTGTTGATATATTTGGTGGTAAGTACGATAAGAGATTAATATAGGAGACAAAACCTTGGTGAGTTTTTTCTATAAGGCAAATAGGAAAGTAAGATTAACTCCTGAAAAGAGAGATACGATATCAAGTGAAATTAATAACCTTTTCAAATCTTACTATACTGATTTAGAAGTACCGAAGGAAGAGACAGCAGCTCTACTTAATGAGTTGTATCCTTCTTTGAAAACTAATTCAGATAAGATTAATAAGATACCTAGTATCTATGAACAATATAAAACTTATATGAGTGCTTTACACAGAGCTTGTTATCCTAGCTTAGAAGCTATCGTAGATATTAGAGGTTTGGATTTAAGAAGTAATGATTTAGCAGGTACTTATAAGGCAAGTCTTATCTACGATTGGTATAATATAGATTTAATCTCAACACTAGATAAAGTGCTTGATGATTGGGTTAAAAAAGGTGAAGCTGCTTTATATGTTTGCTGGAAAGAAGAAACTGTACAGATAGAACAGGATGTTCCAGTAGTTGAGTATGATGTAGAGAATATGATACCTAAGCTTTCTACTGAAACAGTTAAGAGAGATTTACAAACCTTCAAGGCTGTAGATGTAAAAAGGATAGACCCATTCAATCTATACTTCGATAAATCCCAAGTAGATAACTGGGAACACTGTAGAAAGATATATAGAGACTTTGTTCCTGTTGAAACAGTATTAGCTAATGAAGGATATAATCTTACTAAGGAAGAACGTAAAGACATTAGAGAGCTTGTATATAAATCTAACAAACAAAACAAAAACCAATATGAAACTAAGATAGACGAGAATACTAAAGTATACGGTTCTACTGTTGAAGTATTGGAATTTGAAGGCGATTTTATTGACCCTGATACTTGTGAAGTACTTTATAATATGGAAGCTACAGTAGTAGCTGGCAAGTATCTAGCAAGATTTGAGAAGTCAAGTAAACCTCAAACATCTATTATTTGGGGAGCATATCTTAAAAGGCCAGATACAGGTAGAGGTCAATCTCCTTTAACAATCCCTTCAATATTAAACGCTGTACAGAATATGTGTGCGGATATAATGATGACATCTTGGAAGCTAAATACTTATCCAACATTCTTAGCTCCTAAAGGTGCATTACCTCTCTACACAGATGTACAAGCAGGAAGAGTCGTAGAATATGAACCAGATATGATGAGTGGGGCTACGCCTACTAAGTTAGATTTTACTTCTGGGTTAAGAGGATTTGAGTTCTCTGATTTCTTCCAAAGAAAGATGGAGAATGCAACAGGTATTAACCAGTATATGCAAGGTGCTAATGATGGTAGCGTAAGAACTGCTAGTGAAGCAAGTTATATTCATAGTGGTGCTACAATGAGGATGGCAGAAGAGTCTCACTTATTCACCCATAATATAATTTATAAGTTAGTTAGGAAGTATGCTTTGTTTAAAAAGGTATATGATACTGGTAATATTGAAATACCAGTTGGCCCTAATCAGTATGCTAAAGTAACAGATGAAGTAAGAAATGGTAATTACTACTTTATCATAGGAGGTAGCCAATCTGCTGTAGAGAGAGATGGTGAAACCCAAAAGTTGTTTAACCTATTAGGTAGTCCAGTATTCCAATCATTATCTGCTGTACTAGACCCAGTTACCGCAGCAGAGTTTATGAAGTGGATATTAAATAGAATGAACTTTCAAGACACTGACCAAGTGATGGAACTAATGACACTTAATGGACAGCTCTATAAGATAGCAGCTCAACTAGGAATTTCTAACAGTAGCTTTGCTGGATTTAGAAATGATATGTTAGCTAGGTTCCCAGAGCAAGTACCTAATATAGTTAATCAAATGTTGGCAGAAAAAAGAGCAAATGAAGTTCAGCAATAAGGAGGAAAGATGAATTACGAAATGGCTCAAAGAGTTAAAAAAGAAAGACGTGCTGAAAACACTAAACAGGAAGAACTAAAAGCAAAAGCAGAGAAAGAGAAGTTTGAAGAAGCTAAGCGCTTTATTGAAACTAGAAAGATATTTGCAGACCTACTTGAAGGTAGAGAAGATTTGTTTAAACAATGTAGGGAGTTCTTAATCCTTAATACTTTAATCCCAGAGATAGGGATGAATGATTTAGTAGACGCTAAGTTTGCTGCTGGTTACAGACTAGCTCTTGAAACAATAGAAGCTGTAGCTAAACAGTATAAGACTTATTTGGAACGTTATGAAGAATTGAGACCAAACAAATAGGAGGAAAGTAAATAATGTCAGAAGAAATTACAAATGTTAATACGGTACAACAACCAACCACAACAGAAGGACAAACTGGGGCAGCGCCAGCTACCCAAGAAAACTCAATGGTTAATGTTAGTACAGAAAACAATACAGTAGATAATGTGCAACCTGCTGTAGGGGAACAAGTTGAAAATGCACAAGCTACAGATATTACTGATAAGTTTGTAGAACCTAAACAAGATGTAAATGTGGAAGCTTTACAACAACAAGTTCAGGAATATCAAGCAAAAGAGCAAGAGACAAGGGAACTGTTAAGCCGATTAGGTACTGACGGCAATACAGATATTCAAGTCTTGGAAGCTATCAAACAACGTGATATAATTGATAACCAAGCTCAACAAGCTTACGTAAAGCTTTGTAATAAGTATGGTGTTGATTATAGAGCTGAAAATATTGAAGCTTCTGCAAAAGCTCTTAAAGAAAAAGACCCACAAGCTTATTATGATTTACAGTATGAACTAGGGCAACTGGATAGTATTGTAAATGAAAAGAGAGGGGTTATTGATAATTTTATAACACACAAACAAGTTCAAACAAGTTTAAATAGGTATGGACAATTACTTAATGCTAGTCCAGCTTTAAAACAACAATTGAACTCTTATCTGAATACAGTACCACTAACTGACCCTGTTAATCAAATAGATACCTTTATGCAAATGGCTACAGCTATTCAGCGTGAAGCTATTGAGATTGGTAAGATACTTGCTCAACAGCAAGCACAAGCACAGTCTCCAGCTAACGTACTAAACAATAGCGTAATGGCTCAACAAACTTCTTATGCTGCTACTCCTCCAAAGACTTGGACTAGACAAGAGATAGCTGCTATGAGTGATAAAGAATTTGCTAAGTATGAAAAAGAGATTGATAGGGCGGTACGAGAAGGTAGAGTAATTTAATACGAAAGGATAAAACAATGACCAAAATTACCCCAACTAATACAATCTCTGCTATGATACCAGAGGTATATACCAAGAAGCTAGCAAGACAAAATAAACAATATACTAGATTTATTGAAAGAAACTGTAACCGTAACTGGGAAGGCGATATCAGAGGATTTGGCGATGTAGTTAATATCGCACTTCCTAAAGCAGATAACATCTCTGTTGCTATTACTGCTGATACAACTGATGTATGTCCAGTAGCTGCTGGTGTAACTACTGATAACTTGAAATTGACTATCAATAACGTAGCAACTTTCTCTATGAAGTTCTCTGATACAGAACAGGTACAATCACAGTTCAATCTTCTTGATGGTTATGGTGCATTAGCTATGCAGAAACTTGGCGACTTGAAAGATAAACAAGTTATGAAGTATGTTATTAACAAAGTTGCTACTGCTGGTACTAACGTAATCGGTACTGCTGCTGCTCCACAGGCTGTAACTAAAGATGATATCTATGATTATGTAGTTGACCTTGCTGTAATTCTTACAGAAGCAGGTGCATTAAATGGAGATGGTTACTACACATTTGCCGGTAATGAAGAGGAACCTGAATACTTAATGCCTGTTCTTACAGTAACACCTAAGATATTTGGTCTTATGTTGAAATCAACTCAACTTACTCATCCGACTGCTGCTGGTGATGAAGTTGTTAAACGTGGTGAACAGAGTATGATGGGTGGATTTGAAATTGACAAAAACACTGTACTTGCTAAATTCACTTCTACAGATATTACTGGTTTGGTAGCTGGCGCACAAGTTTGTATCGCTTCTACTAAGATGGCTACAACTTATGCTAACCAACTTACTAAAGTAGAAAAATTGAGAGACCCTGATTGCTTCGCAGATATCGTTCGTGGTATCGAGCTTTATGGTTTTGAAGTAATTCACCCAGAAGCTGCTGCTGTAGCATTCTTTAAAATTGGCACTGCTGCTACTGAATAATAACTTCGCTATAGGGGGTAAAACCTCTATAGCTCTTGTTAATTTAAAGATGGAGTAGATTAATGGGTAAAGGAAAAAATTATTATGAATTATGTAACGATATTCTAACAGAGTTATTTTATGAAAAGATAGATACATTTGAAGAGTTGGATACGTTACCAGAAGGAATTAAAGTTAAGCAAGACCTTAATAATGCTTTGTCTTTTATTTGTAATAATGAAGAAAGAGCTTGGAAGTTTAGAGAGGTAAGTAGATTTCTACAGCTAGTAGCAAAGCAAGGTGCTTATCCTCTAGAGAATGGCTTTATTAAATACCTAAGATATGCTGATATGCCTATAGTATTAAGCTATATTGAAGGTCACGAGTACTTAGCTTACGCAGAAGGAATGCCTTTGAATTACTGGATGGATGATGGAGAGATTAATCTTTATCCTGTACCAAGTGAAGACCAGAATGGTAGATTAATTAAGGTAAGCTTATTAACTTACGACTATGCTAAAGATAAATGTGGTGTAGCTAAACCTTTAATGGAATATGAAACTGATGAACCAATTATCCCTGCTCACCATAGAGATATACTTAAATGGAGAGTATGTTCTGACTGGAGAGGAAGCGTTAATGACGCTAAGGCTGCATTCTATGAAAGGAAGTATAAGAAAGCATACGCTGCATTATGTAACGACCAAAGATTAACAAGCGGTTATCCTGCTGGATTTGATATTATGCCTTCAAACAATACAGCACAGAATGCTATAATGAATGCGTTTTACAACCCTAGAACTAGGAGAATTATTTAATGGCTGGAACTATTTCATACTTCAACCTAACTGGTGGACTTAATACAATTCAAGGATTGGGTACAATTAACCAGACTAACAAACGGACCGAAAGTCCCGATATGAAGAATGTTGAGTATTATAAACTTGGTGGATTGATTACTATGAATGGTAATACTCAATTCGGAGATACTTTTGATAGTCCAATCTCATTAGGTTATGAATATATATATGGTAATGATAAATATATGATTGTTGTTACCACCAATAGTGAAGTGTTTATACACGATAAAGTATCTGGTAGTTTTAAACTAATCTTTAAGTTTGAGAATAAGAATAAACGTCATAGTATATGCTCGTTTAATAATGGTATTGTTATGAGCAACGGTATTGATGATTTAGTCTTCTACCAGTATGGAAGAAAGGATTTAATAGCAACCAGCGTAAGTACAACAGGTACTAATAATAAAGTTACAGGTACTAATACAAATTTCCTCACAGAGCTATCTGTAGGCGATTACATCATACTCGGAACTGATGAGGATATATTTGCTAATAAATATAGAATAGTCTCAATAGAAAGCGATACAGAGCTGTCTCTGGATAGAAATTATCCTACTGCACAAACTTCTGTAGCTTTATATCTTAGTGATTTATCAGCTTGTAATGCTGTATTTAAAACACAAGGAGAAAGTCCTGTAGAAACTGACGTAAGAGGTTTAGCCTTAAACTCTTATAATGGTAGAATATTCGTAGGTGGTACTGATGGTATTCTGTATTATTCAGAGGTAGGACTTATCCATGGATGGTCACAAGAGTTCGGAGCAGGAGCTATCCCCGCATTCTATGATGATAACTCTGACTTTACAGCACTAGGCTTGTTTGATAAATACTTAATAATCTTCAAGAGAGAAAGATGTTATCTATTAGATGGTAATGATGTTAATGATACTAATTGGACAGTAACACCATACTCATTATATACTTGTGATAGTCAACAGTCTTGGATAGACGCTGATAGTTCCCTATTAGTATATTCAAGAAATGCTGGTGGTATTTATCCTGTATTAAAGCGTACAATATATAACCCTATCTTTCAAGGTAGTGAGTTGTCAATGAAGATTAGAGATAGTTTTCAGTTTATCAATGAAGCTAGATTTGATTATATATTCCCAGTATATCATCCAGAAAAGAAGTACGTTATGTTTTATGTGCCGTTATTAACTGGTAAAGGTTCTAATACAGCATTTATTTATGATGTTACTTCTAAGACTTGGCTAAAAAGAGAAGTACCTCAAAATGTTACGATAGCTTTTAGGTTTGATAATGAAATCTATATAGGTACTACTGATGGTAAAATTCTTAAAGAGTTTTCTGGTTTAACTTTTGACGGAAGTCCTATTGAATTCTACTGGAAATCACCTTCATTTACATTCGGACAAGGTACTAACTTCTTATCAGCTAGAGAGTTTAGAATAAAGATGAGTGAGGAATATACCAATAACTTTAGGGTAAGAAACTCTAGGGATGGAAAGACTACCTATACAGAACGAAAGATAAATAGTAATGAGAATGCTTTTATTGGTCTTGTATGGGATGTAGACGAGAATACAGAAAGTATTACAGATACCGTATGGGATGAAGATAGTTGGGTAGTAAGTAGTTATATTACTAAACGATTTCCTTTAATGAACCAGATATTTCAGACTATGAGTGTTGAGTTTTACGGTAATGGTTTGAATGAAGCTATGTGTATTTATGGGTTTGAAATAGATGGGGTACAATTAGAGGAAGTACCTTGGTAAAATATGGAGATTAAATAATGGGTAAGAAAACACCTTCAAGACCACAGTATGAGCAATTAGCTGATACTCCGTGGATTACAAGAAATAGAGAATTAAATACTAATTCTTATGTAAATCTTAATACTGCTCTTAATGATTTCCAGAACTTTAATATAAACAACAATGATTATTACCAATCTATTGCTGACGCTTATACTAATGCTCAATGGAATGATTTGAATAGAGCTTATACTCAACAAGCTAATCAATTAGCAGCTAGAGAAAGACAAAGATTAGGTACATCGGGTGCTAGTTCTTCTGCTTATAATACAGATAGTCTTAATAGAAACTATGATTATCTAGCAAGTCAAGTAGCTGCTAATACTGCTAACCAATATAACAATCTTGTTAACCAAGCTTACAGTAGAGGATTATCAACCATAAACCTTTACAACACTTTGTTTAATAATTCAGGTGATGAAACTCAAAGGGTTGATGAAAACAATTGGAAGATAAGATTACAGAACCAACAGAATAAATGGTTGGATGAAGTTGATGACGCTAATAGCGGTTTTGATATTGGTGGTGCTGTTACTGGTGCTATATCAGGAGCAGGTCAAGGATTTATGGTTGGTGGTCCTTGGGGAGCATTAGGAGGAGCTGTAATAGGTGGAGCTACTGGAGGTTTTGGAGGTAGTAACCAGTCCAGCTCTACACTAGGAGGACAAGCTGGAAGCTTTTTAAATTCTTTAAATAGTGGTTCTACCTCTAATATATCAAGTCCTAATACTTATCAAACCTTCTCTGGTATAGGAAATACGAATACTGGATGGGGACTAAATACAAGTGATTTAACTAATAATCTTTCTAATAGTAACTTTGAAGATATATGGGGTAAGATATAATGGCAACAATAGAATGGTTATATGATAATTACAAATCAAGATTTCCTGATGGTAGACCTGACCAGTTTCTTGATTTAATGAAAAAGAACTTTCCTAAACAATACAATCAGGCTAAACAATATATAGATAACATGGCTAAACAGATAGATAAAGCTGTTGAGGAAGTTGTAGATAAAGGCAAGAATACTGGAAGTAAAGTTAAACAACAAACTAAAACTAAGCAACCAAAGAAAACTCCCCCAGTAAATAAAGACTTAGATACCCTCTATGGAAATCAGAATAACAAACCTAAGCTAGATGATATCAAACAAAAGGTTGGTGGTGCTACTAAGTCAGCTCCTAAAGCAACTCCTAAAGCTGGTGGTGTATTAAAAGGTGTAGGTGGTAAGGCTGCTCCTGCTGCTGGTATAGCATTAGAGCTTCCTTCTTACTGGAAGAATGTTACTGATGAGAATGCTGACTGGATGTCTCGTTCATTAGATACCTTAGGCTTATTAACTAAAGGTGGGTCTATTATAGCTGGTGCTACTGGTGTAGGATTACTTCCTGCTGTAGCTGGATATACGGGTGGTGCTGGATTACAAAAAGCAGCAGGAGATATTAGAAGTAGAAACGCAACTGATAAACTCTTAGCTAAAGATAGTTTAAAACCATTAACTCCAGAAGAACAACAAAGATATAATCAGTATGTTATAAACAATCAAGATAAAATGATTGCTCAAACAGAACAGCAGATGAAGGACTTAGATGGGATTAGGAAGTTTTATGAAGGAGCTGAACAAAGATTAACCTCTACTGAAAATATGTTAGATACTCCAGAAACGCCACAATCAATTTTAAGCGGTGTTAATTTTAATGGGAATGTAAATACACCTAAAACTAATTTACCCCCTGTTAAAACGCAATCTGGAGCGTCTGGTAATATTTCTAACAGTGTTCCTGTACAACAAAATGATATGGTGGATAAAATTATGGCTAACAATATAAACAGAAATAATTCTCTATTGAATGATATAGTAGGTATTTCAAATGTTATTAAAGGAGCACAGAGTGGATATCAACAACCTAATGTTGGTGTTACGCAAGATGAAGTTAATGCTTACTTAAATGCACTAGAACAAGCAGGTCAAAACTTAACAAGACAAAACCAATTTATCCAAGATTATAGAAATGCTGTAGCTGCTGATGATAGAGCATTAAGACAAGCTCAATTTAATGATGCGTTGCAAGATGTAACAAATAAATTACAAATGCCTAGTCAAGTATCTTGGGTATCTCCAGAAGGACAGTTAAGAACTATTAATGTTGAGACTAACGCAAGTCCTGCTAATAACGTAGCTAATCTAAAAGCACGACCAACTAATGTAGAGAGATTAGCAAAGGATTACCAACTAACATCTAACTTAGCTGCTGCGCAGAATGAAGCTTTACAAAAGAGAGCTGAATTAGCTAGCGCTATGAGGTTAAGTCAAGAGACTGGGCTACCTCTTAATATAGCAGCTAATATGACAGGTACTGATTATGTTAATTACCTTAAACCAATTCAAGAAACTCAACAGGAATTAACCACACAAGGTACGCAAGGTATTATTGATTTAATTAAACAAGAAAGAAATAATATAGCTACTGCTGAAAGAGAAAATGCTAAAGCAATAGCAGACTTAACTACAGAGCAATACAAGCAATTAAATGAAAATCAAAGAGCTACCCTTGATAATTGGATGGATTATAAGATTGCTCAAATAGATAATGCTACTAAGTTAGATGTTGCTAGACAACTAGGTATTAATTCACAAGACTTAGAAAAGTTAAAACAATCGGACCCGTTAGCAGCTATGAAGATTAAAGCTCAACTTATTGAAGCTGCTACTTATTATAACGACCCAATAGGTCAAACAATGTTGAAGGATGTATACGCTCAATTATATCCTGAACAACAAACTGAACAAAACCCTACTGGTATGACTAGAGACCAGTTAGAATATTGGAGACAATTTAAGTAAGGATTTATTAGATGGTTGAATTTAATAGACAAGAAGCTATAAAGGGTGCTATAGAAGGTGGACAATCTATTGCAGATATTAATAGAGGTTTATCTTCTATAGGGCAAGCCCCTTTAAGTGAATATGAGCAAACTCTTATTAATAGAGATAGATACGGAATGAATGTGGCTCAAAGGTTTGGTGCAGGTGCTAGAGACTTTGCAGCAGGTCTTGCAACTATTCTAGGTAGTCCGTATGTATATGCTACTAATGAAAACTTTAGAGATACTGTTAATCGGAATGTAGCTAATTATGCAGGTCAAGTAGCACGTGGTGAAACAAATGTAGTAAATGATTTTGCTAATATGGTATTATCTCCTTATGGTGTTACTACAGAAGGTATAGCTAATAATCCAATACAATCTGCTAAGACCGCTGTATATAACGCAGGTGCTGACCCTTTTAATGCTGTGTTGGATACTATCACATTAACTCCTAAAGGTAGTATAGCTAAGGCAGCCTCTAAGTTAGATAATATTCCTACAGTTAGACCTATTAGAGAAGCTTTGTTACCTACTCAAAGAGAAAGAGAAATAAATAGTATCCTCAATATAGGAGACTTGGATGTAGGTAAAAGAGCAGCAAGACAGAACTTTAAAGCTGCTGACCTTGCCAATAGAAAAGGAATTGATAAAGCTGTAGAGGGTTTAACTACTGGTAAATGGGATGAGAAGTATATAGACTTAACCCAAGAACTTAAAGCTTACTCGGATGAGATAGGTAAAGAATTAATAGACTTAGGAGTAGACCCCACCTTTATTAAGAACACTGCAATAGGACAGTTTGTTTTAGAAAATCTAGACCCTAGTAGAACAAAGAATGTGTATTTACAGAATATACAAAGGGCTATTGAAAATCCTACAAAGGAAAACCTAGCTAATATTGGAACTACTCAAAAGACTTTAAATAAGTTGGTTCAAAGAGGAACTAAACTATACGATGAAGGTAAGATAGCTCCTATTACTCAAAGAGGTTTATTTAAAGCTGGGAATAAAACCTTAGTTGATTTAACTGATATAGGTAAGGGTTTATCAACAGAGAGAGTTTATGGTTATGGTACCACTAAAGAAGTAGCTGATAACTTAGACAGAGGTTATATACAGTTAGTATCGGAGATAGAAAAAGCTAAACAAGCTCAAATATCTTTTGAAACTCTAGCAGAGAAGTTTGGCAATAGGATTAATAAAGCTGACGCTGCTAAGATAAGTAAGAATGAAGTAGTTATATCTCCAAGAGAATTTAAAGACGGGGTTAAGACTTTATTTAATACTGGTAGACAAAGTGAGATAGGTAACTTCACTAAACAATTATCACAAGGTGGAAGTCCTTCTACTTTAAAGAAGTATGCTAATGATTTATACGTAGTACCTAAGAGAGACCTAGAAGCCTTTACAAACAGGGTTAAAGGTCTTGACCCTAATAGTACAGTAGGAAAGATTTCTGCTGCTGTTAAACCGTTAATGGGTGCGTTTAAATCAAGCGTATTAGTTAAGCCTCAATACATTGCAGGTAACAGAGTTGGTAACTTTGCATTAGGTAGTATAGGTGGTGCAGATTATATTAGTGCATATAGGCCTTCACTACAAAAGTATTTACCAGAATACTTATTAACATCCACCACATATAAAGGTTTAGCTCCAGTATTTGAAGACGTCCCTCTTGCTACTACCTTTAAAGATGTAACTAGAGAACTTAAACAATCAGCAAACTTATTAACTAATCCTAAGAGTACATTTGCTCAAAGATTACAGGGCGCTGGTGGTATAGTTAAATCCTCACAAGACTATTTAGCTAGACCATTATTCCAAGCTGAAAGTACATTAGAAACTTTTGATAGAGCTGCTGTGTATTTCAATCAAGCTAAGAAAATGGCTAAAGAGTTGAAGATAGATGTTGATGATTTACTTGAAAGAAGTCTTACAGACCAGAATATACAAAGACAATTGATTGATAGAACTAACTCTGTGTTAGGGGATTATGTAGGTAAGAGCTATTATATCTCTCCTGAGTTGCACGAGCTTGGTGCATTATCATTCCCATTCTACAAAGTAGCTACTACTTCTAAGGATGTATTGATAAATCAATTAAGAGATAACCCATTAAGACTTCAAGCATTCGCTAGAAACCCTGCAAGGATTGGTAATGAATTAGAACAATTTGATGTGACGGTAGGACAACAACCAGATGATAGAGATATAAGAGGTGGGTTGACTGTTAAACCTACATATACAAAACGCTTCCCAGCTCAAAAGGTTTACTTCGACTACCATCCTCTATCAGCTCCATTCCAAACATTAAGCAGTATATTACCTACTGGTAAAGCTAATGAACCATCGGGACTTACTGGTGCGTTAGATTTATTAAGTGGTAATATTAATCCATTAACGGGATTATTTAATGCTATGACAGGTAAAGACGCTTGGGGTAATCCAGTTGTAGGTTCTAACAGTTACGTTGTAAATGGTAAAGTAATAACACTTGATAATAATGGTAACCCAATTCCTCAAAAAGAACCCGATGTGTTAGGTGGGTTTACTGGATATTTGTCAAGAAACTTTAGTCCAGTAGCTACATTCTTGAACCAAGCACTATTACCAACGATAGCTACAAGAAGTGGACAAGTATATTATCAACCAACTAACAGAAGTATGTTAGGTCAAATTGGAGATAATCGGATACCTTATCTAATGGAAGGTAACCCTAATAAACCAATACTTACTCCTATTGAGAATGAGTTTAGAGTAGGTGGATTTAGATTTAGAGATAGTTACTTCCCTTATGATAAGAGAGTTACTCCAAGAGATATTAATATGTTAATGAGACGTAGAGGTCGTAATTATAGACTACAAGAAAGCAGGAGGTAGAATATGGTATGGGAGATACCCTACACATTTATAGCTGGTACTAAAGCAAAAGCTAATGAAGTGAATAATAACTTTACTTCTATTAAGCAATTTGTAGACCAGCTTGAAAGTAACTTGGCTACAGCAGAATTGGATATAAACAACCTTGAAACTAACAAAGCGGATATTAATGGAAGTCAAGATGAAGTGTTTCAAGTAGCTGACGCAGAAAATAATAAAGACGCTGTAAACCTAGAAACATTAAAAGCTCAAACAGCAAATAGCTTAGACGTAATTAGAGGGTTTATTCCTTTTATGAGTAATGCTAAAACTATATCTTGTACAGCAGGTAATTGTTGGGATAGTACCTATGAACAAATGATAAGTTCTTCTACTGCATTATCACTACAGGATACTGCATTAGCTGCCTATACTGCTTATTATATATATGTATGTTATGATAAGGAAACCTCTAGTTGTAAGTTAGCATTCTCAACTAATAGTACAACACCAACATTACCAGCAGGATATGATTACTTTAGAATAGTTGGTAGTTTTACAACAAACAGTAGCGGTAATATAGATAGTGTATCTCCGATAGGTACAATACAATTCCCTTCTATGCTAACTACTAATGGTTATACTAAACTTCCTAATGGCTTAACTTTTCAATGGGGAATATATACTGGGCCTTGGACAGCTTGGGAGCAAACTGTAATAATAACATTCCCTATAGCATTTACTCACGCTTGCTTTGCAGCATTCTTATCAAGCACATTCGGACAAGTTAATGGTGATAAAAGAAGGAATGAGAGTATTATTTCTCTTACAAAGACAAATCTTATAGCTTTGGTTCAAAACGAGAGCTCTAACTTTAGCAACACTGGTGTATTGTTCTGGTTTGCAATAGGAGTATAACTATGGTAGATAATTGTAATAGAATAGTAGTAGAAATAAAACAAGGAGAAGCTAGAGGGTTTGGATTTACTATACAACAAAAGGTGTTCAATACAGAAACACAAGAGTATGAAATAAAACCTTTTGACTTAACAGGTCTGGAAGTACATTTCCAAGTTAAGATTGCTCCTTACTTTAATCTACCTAGCTTGATAGATAAAATAATATCCGAAACATCAAGCGAAGTGGATGTTGGTCTAATATCTTATCCAACAGAAGGTAAGTTTAAGGTACAAATAACAGAACAAGAAGCATTACGTAATCCTTATGATTATGCTTTAATTATAACGGTAGTAGATAAAGATACTAAGTATATTATTTCTGGTGAAGGTAATACATCTGGTATCTTTAGAGTTTGCAAACAATAGGAGATTAAAGATGGCGACAAACGAAAACAATCCTTGTACCTGTACTACTCCAGAGTATACTATAATATTAAATCAGCAAGGACCGCAAGGTAGGCAAGGAGCAACAGGACAGAATGGATTTAGTCCAATAATAGCTGTTGGTACAAATACAAGAGATACATATAATCTAGTAATTACTACAGCAGATGGTGTTATAACAACTCCTAACTTAATATCAGAACCGATACCTAGTGGTGGTATTAATGGTCAGGTATTAACTAATTTTGGTAATGATGTTTATGGTTGGGGTACACTGCCTAATGCTACAACCGAGTCACAAGGGGTAGTATATTTATCAACTGATGAAGATTTTCAACCTGATGAAGAAGGTAACTATGATAATGCTACAGCTTGTACTCCACAAACAGTAGTTAATTATGTTCAGAGTGTGGGCTTACCTATTGCTTCTACTACTACTCTTGGTGGAATTAAAGTAGGTGATGGATTATCGATAACAGATGATGGAGTACTAAGTGTTGTAACTACTGGACTAAGATATAAAACTCTAACCAGTACAGAATATGAGGCGTTGTCAACAAAAGACGCAGATACAATGTATAGACTTACTGATACTAATGAAGTATATCTAGGCACTATTCCTTTAACAGGTGGAGCTAGTGCTCAATATAAAACATTATTAATAAACAATTATGATAATGCTACTCAAACTAATTTAGGTGGTAGTACAACAGTACAAGTAACAGATACGGAGGTATAACGAATGTTATTAAATAATTTTAGAAGGGTACTAGTAAATTCAATAGTAAGCTATACTAATATATCTAATACCAAAGCTATGAATGGAGAAATAAAAACAACCGCTGGGAATGTGTATAACCCCCAAAATATCCTCTATCTTCAGGGTCCAACTGTCCTCGGTTTAGGTAGCGATTGTGATATCTGTACGATTGATACATATTATAATAGCGTAAAAGTATCACCTTCAAGCTTTGAGTTTACGGGATGCCAAATATATTTAGGTACTGGGAATACAACTCCAACTACAGATGATTATAAGCTTTCGGGAGATTTAATAACTGGCTTAACAAGTCAAGCTCAAGACGGAACTGCTACTAATAATAGTATTACATATTCTGCTATAGCAACAAATAATACCGAAAGTCCTGTAACTATAAAAGAAATAGGGCTAGGGGGATATGCCATTGGTTCTTATGCTTGCGCAGTCCTACTGACTAGAGATGTGTTAGCTACTCCCGTTACTTTAAATGTTGGAGATAGTAAAACATTTTCGATTACAATAGACTTTAGAAGTTTAACAGATACTACAGTAAATGAATAACTAGGAAGGAGATATTTAATGGCTTGTAAGAAAAGACGTAAAAGAGGTAAATAGTTAGTTATTAAATCTAAGGGTACTAGAAGGCGTCTCAAGACGGGGTAAATATATTTTATATATAAACTATCCTGTCTTAAACAAACCCTTCTTAAAATTGATTGTAGATACCTTAAATAAAAGGAGATATATTTATGGGATTATTTAATAAAATTAAAAACTGGTTTATCAAACGTAGGATAGAAAGAATTAAAAGAGACTTACCTAAGTTTAAAAATAAACTAAGAACAGTACTACTTGTAGGATTGCAAAAGTTAGATACCGAAAAGGTTGATAAAGTAGAGACTCAACTTATCATCTTAGGTATTCAAGCAGCTCAATCTTACTTTGGTTGTAATGTATTAGATGATGAGATTAAGAAAACAATAGCAGAAGAAGTAGTAGAAATACTAGGTAAGATAAATCGTAAAGCACAAGCTATAGTGGAGGATTAGATAATGGATTATAATGAATTTATTTATGCAATAGAAAATAAACAATTTCCAAGGGAATACTTACGGTACGGATTAGCTAACGAGAATAGAAATTATTATCTACCTGATATGTATAAAAATTATCTTCAAGACCCAGTACAACCTATGAGTAATCCTAAAATACATAAAGCTTATAATGATTATTATACAAGATTTCCTAATGGTACTGATGAACAATTTATGAATTTGTTAAGAAGAAATAATCCTGAATTGGTAAGACAAGCTCAACAATCCATCACTCCAGAAAACTTAGCCCGTATGTCAAGAATTAGAGGAATAGGAAAAACTGCAATAAACATATTGGGTAGAGGACTTAAGGCTATTGCCCCCTTAGGAGACTTTGTATATTACGGAACACTTCCATTAAGAACAGATGAAATATTAAAAGAATATAATATGTATATAGATGAGAATGGAAATATAGCAGGAAAGGCTTAAGATGGTAATAGATATAGATAAACTAGATAAAACAAAAACATATGTAGTACTTGAATGGGGAACATCAAAGATATCCAAGCTAATAGACAGGTTTACAAAAGAGTTCTTTCCTGCTGCTAGTTTTAGACCATCTCACGTATTAGCTCTTATATACAATAGAGGATGGTGGATATACGAGTCCCATCTAAAACCAGAACCTAAGTATAAGATACCTAGTGGTACAAGAAAGTATAGATGGAAAATATTTGAAAAGGTGTTCTCTAAGATAATCTATTCTACTGGTGCTGTATATCCGCTAGAGTTAGATGTTAAGCAATTAGAAAATAACTTAGGTTTACCTTATGGGGTTAAGGATATTATAGAGTTTGTCAAAGTAGTTCTATCTCCTCATTACGACCAGATGAATAGAAAAGGTATGGTATGTAGTGAGTATATAGCTACTGGATGTGCTGCTATAAGAGAATATTTTAAATCAGCTCCTTATAAAATAACCCCTGCTCATTTCTTTAAGTTCTTTGCAGAAAACAATATCCACCCAGTATAGGAGGAAAGTATGAAAATAAACAAAGAAGGTTTATCTATAATTAAACAATGTGAAGGTTGTAGGTTAAAAGCTTATTTATGTCCTAGCCTAATACCTACAATCGGCTATGGTCATACTACTGGTGTTAAATTAGGAGACATTATAACACAAGCTGACGCAGATAGATACTTACTTCAAGATATAAAAAGATTTGAACAAGCTGTTTCTGCATTAGTTAAAGTACCTATTAATGAAAACCAGTTCTCCGCATTAGTATCTTTTGCTTTTAATGTTGGAGTTGGCAATCTTAAATCTTCTACATTACTAAAGAAATTAAACCTTAGAGATTATAAAGGTTGTAGTAATGAATTTGATAGATGGGTATATGGTAGTAATAAAAAACCATTAGAAGGTTTAAAGAAAAGGAGAAAGTTAGAAAGACAGTTATTTAATAAGAGTGTAACCCAGTAATAGCTTAACGATTAATTCTAAGGTATCTACAATACGATTTGACAAGGGTAGGATATGATTAGGATAACTTATACCTAAAAAGTATTTAAGCTGTCTCAAATCTAATCCTAGCCCTTTACGATTTAATAATTTAATAGACAAAAAGAAATCCCCCTCCTTAATTGGAAGGGGATATTTTTTTTATTTATTTAATTTACCTTTCATATCTAAGATAGCTGATGCGATATCTTCTTGTACTCTATTAGGTTGTACTGTTTTATAATCGTACTCAAACTTCTTAGCTAGGTTACCTACTATAACATTAATAGTTAGTACATCATCTTGTAGTCCTGCTGTACAATTACATTTCTGTTTACGTACATAATCTACAATACTCATAACATCTATTCCCATTTATTTATCCTCCTTAATAAACTTTACTGTTGCTAATCCTCTTGCAATAAAATCTATTTGTTCTTCTGTTAGAGTATGTTCACCATTCATAATCCAATCAATAGCGTGGAGTATTTCGTGGTAGTAACATTCCTTCTTTTGTTGTTTATGTTGGTCATTTCTTATTTGTATTTTTTGTTCAGGTGGGTTGCAAGCCCCTAGACATTCTTGATTATTGACTATAATTATTCTATCATCTTCTATAAAATCTACCTCATATTTATACCCCAGAACTTCTACGTGCTTAATCATTACTCCTCCTTTATAAACTCAGTATAACTAAAACCTTTAGATACTTCTGTAGCACTAGCCATCATTAATCTCGTGAGTGCGTGGGATAGATGGTCGTCCTGTGTATCTCCACTATATAAAGCTAGTAAGTGAAGTAATGTATGGTTAATGTGTTCCTCTTGTGGGATTAGTCTCCAGTTATTAGGGGTGTATCTTGTAGCTCCGTATTGTAGAGTCTTACCAATCATCATTAACCTTTTAGAGAAATCAGGTTCTAACGTTGCTGCAGCAGCTGTAAAGCCATCTTTTTCTTGGTGATACATTCCCCAACTGATGAGTTTAATTGCTTCTAAAATACTACAAGGTTGGTCTAAATCTGATAATAAATCATCACATTCGTTACCTAAGAATAATGGGTCTATTAAATGAAGAGCTGCTGGAGATTTAGATTGTTTACCACCATCTTTATTAGTTACTATCTCTGCGTCTGTTCCCATACCTTCAAATAAATCATCCATTAGTTTCCTCCTAATCTAAATCTTTTCAATAATTTATCATCCCAACTACAAGCTCTTAGGAAATCAAACAATCTCTCCTCCATCTGTTCTTTTACAATCAAAGCATTAAATCTATATACTACTTGTGTATCTTTATCTACATACTTAAGTTCATAATAATAATCATCAGCCACCATTAATCCTCCCTATCCTCTGATAGTATATCTATTAAATCTTTTTGTTCTTGTATTTTTCTCATTAACTTCTTACATAAAGATTTATATGTTTTGTTTTCTATTTCAAGCTCTATAAACTTAAAATAGTACTTTAATCTATTCACTCAATACACCTCTTAAACTTTCTAACTGAATACATAGCTGCCTATCTTCTGCATTAACACAGTTAGGATATAATATCTTAATAGATAACTCATCTCCTATTACCCAAGCTACTGGTATAAAAGCTACTATAGCAAATCCTAATAAAAATTTTAATCCTTCTGTCATTTCTTTACTCCTATTGTTTTTAAATAAATACTTAACATATATCTCTTTAATAATTTATTGTTTACGTATTTATAACGACTATTAAACATAATATTACTAAATAAATATTGATAAAGACTATATAAATCATATCCTTTATATATCCTTCTTTTTATCACTAGGTAAATTCTCCCAACATTCCTGACAAATAAACATATAAGGTGTTTCGTATCCACTAACAAATTCTGTTTTAAGTTTATATTCTGCCATCTTCATATCTTCTAAACACATATTACATCTATGGGGGTATTTAGATTTCTCATACATATCTTTTGTTCTCTTGATACCTATGATATCTAAAGCTTTAGCAAACATTTCGTCTTCTATCATAAACAAACCTCCTTAATATTACTGTTGTTATACTTGTAATTAAAATAAATTCTACCATTACTTATTCTCTATCTTCTTAATTATTTCCTTTAATACTACCTTCTTAAACTGGCTCATATCACTTCGATTATCCATATCATATACAAATATATCTACTCTTGGATTGTCAACTTCTATACTACCAGAAGTATATACAACGAAAGGAATGTTTTTTGAATTATCATCTGGTAAATGTCCCAGTTCTACCATAGCGTCTTCAAAAAACTTCTGATGGATTGCCAGTATATTGCCTATATCGTGCCGTCTTTTATCCCCTTTATGAACTTTGTAAACTATCATAACCTTATTGTATACTGGTTTATCTTTTAATTGTTCAGCTATTAATTCTTTATATCTTATCTTAGCTGTGTTTAGTAGCCTGAAATGAAAGTTACGATACTGATTTGTATTTAGAATAAATTTAACATCTTTATCTTTCTTCTTAGAGTGGGCTACTACTATCTCTAATGGTGATTGTATTTTGTACATTACCCCTCCTTATTAATCTTTGTAAAATGTTTGAAAATCTATATTCATTTTATAATTATTTTCTACCATTGTCTTATCTGCAAAATTCACAAAAGTATCGAATAAGTGATTTAGAGTTGTAGTTTGTTTCAGGTAATTCTTGAATGCCTTCTTAAATGTTTTGCTTTCCTGTACCATAAATTCTTGAATAGCTTCTTGTGCTGACTTTCTTATTGCATTATTAAGCAGCACATCTATATAAGTGTATTTCTTGTCATAACTAGAGCAATTAGTATTTCCTTTTATGTCACACTTTTCATTCAATGCTATCTCTATAAGTTGCTGCATATACTCTTTAATATCACCCATATTATCTAGTATAGCTTGCTTCATTTGTGCTTCAACAATCGGTTTGATTAAATTTTTATCTATATTCATTGATACAATATTTTCGCTCATTATTCCCCTTCACTTTCTTCTAATTGTTTTCTTGCTTCCTTCATAATCATTTCTGCTGTTAGCTCTGCTACTGCATAAGGACTTTTGTTTATTTGTTTTTTAATGTAGTCAGGGTTTTTAACTTTCCAATCTACAGTTAAACCTTCTATTATATAAGGAAATACTACTGTTATTATATGGGAAGCATCTTCTATATAATAATCAACCATAGCTCCTCTCAGTCTATAATCCTCACATCTACATAATTGAGAATATAACATTTGTTTTAGTATAATAAACTCTTTACCTAACTTAGGAGCTGTAATATCCTTGGGTTCTTTTTTAAATAATGATTTAATATTCTCTAACATATCTACTCCTTTATAAATATTTGCACTTCTTGTTTATTCATTTAGTCCCCCCTATAATGAAATCTAAAATCCGTTCTACTATTACTCCAAATAATGTTGCAAATAAAAATATAATTAAAAGATTATTCATTAGTCCTCCAACAACACACATTTAATCTTTCCATCTACTATAGGTATAGGAGTTATTGCAAAACTATCTTTGTCTATACATCCATAAAGAAATCCTTGCTGCCAATTAGGTTCATCTACATAGAATGGGTGGACATCACATAAACAAAAACTTTCGTACCAAGCTAAATATCTTTCAGGTGTTTTGTAATAATATACCCCACCTCTGTGAGTGTTTTGTGTAACAAGTGTTTTACCTTTACTTCTAATTATTAAAGTTCCGTTATCTACTGATACACAACTTACTCGTCCTTTATATGGCACTATTTTAACATTATCTCTAGTAATGCAAGTTAAAGGGTTTGTATTAACTGTCAATATAGAGTGGCTAATCCTTTTTAATTGGCTGCTTCTAATCCCATTCTTACTAAATATTTCTTGCAATAAATCCAGTTCAGTAGTTTTCTTGCTATTTATTTGATAACTATTTTTAGCGTCCATATTTTTATTACCATCAGTAAGAGAATATTCATCAAGTATAATTAACGCTTGCTCTCGATTTACATCCCTTAGAATAGTTGGTAAATGTTTACCAGTAGAAAAATAAGTGTTTATAATAGGCTTTGCATATCTAGTCTTAATTCTAATTCTAGTAGTTCCAAATTTTGTTTTTACTTCACTATACTCATACCCTAACTCATTTAATAACGCTTTTAGGTGGGTTATTTTTCTTTCCTTTTTTAAATGAAATCTTATTCCTGTGTCTTCAATGCTTCCATCTGCTGAGATGTTAACCAATAAACGTATAAAAGCCTCTGATAAATCTATTCCTTTTGACTCATTCTTTAATGCCCCACACATAAACTTGTAACGCTTATTAGTAGTTGCAAGATACTTAGCGTCAAACTCTTCTAACTTATTATTATTCTGATTAAAACCTAATAATCCGTGTTTGTCTGTTACCATCACATCAACAACTGTAGATTTTATATGGTAAAGTTCTTTGTAATTATTGTAAACAAATTTATCATTGACTTTATTAAATTCAAAGACTTGAGTAGTTTTATTAATAGTACCTACAGTATCTCCAATATTAACATCAATAATAGGTACCCATCCTGTAGGTGTTAATACTTCAACATCCTCTGAAAAACAATGCCCTGATATACCAGAACTATCGTGCTTTTCTAATTCACCTCTTGCCGTATAGCTGGAGAACTTTCTTACTAGGTCTCCGTGAATAATCTTTAAACTACCAAACTTAAAACCTTTAGGTTTGTAATGGATATTAAACTTTTCTAATTGTAATAGTGTTGGTATCTTTAAAGCGTTGAGAGTGAATAGTTCTGAATGTTTCTGTAGATACCTCTCCATTCTATCTTCGTGATTACCTTTTACGAAGTACATCTCTGCTTCTGGTAATAGCTTTCTTAATTTCTTAAAGAAGTTCTCCGTCATATCTAGTTCGGTTTGTAAGCTAAACATTCTCTGTGGGTCTTTATCAAAAGAGCTTACATCAAAGAAATCTACTATATCTCCATTCATAATAACTGTATCTACTGGATGGTTCTTGATAAAATTAAATACACATTTAATTGCTTTATCATCCTGATTAGGAAAATGTATATCCGATATAACTATAAACTTATTTTTCATTATTCAATCTCCTATTAGTTTCATCTACTATATCTTTCCAATAAGGGTCTATTTCTACTGGAGTATAACATTTAGCTATACCTTCTCTACATTTACTAGGGTAAAATCCTAACTTAAATTCCCCTAAACATTGAACTACTCTATAATATTCTGGTGGTTTACTAGGATAAACCCAAGTCTCGGAGTAAAAATATTTACATTTTCTCATTCTTTAACCTCCATAAACTCTGTAACGCTACCATTAAAGTAATAAGGTATAACTCTACAAGCACCTTCCCTATTCTTTAGTACAATGAGTTCTGCTGTACCTTTATTATGTGGGTTATATATCTCATCTCTATATAATCCTATTACTACATCTGCGTCTTGTTCTAAATCTCCACTCTCCTTTAAATCAGATAGGATAGGTCTCTTATCTGGTCTAGCTTCTAATGCTCGGGATAATTGTGCTAGTGCTATAATAGGTACATCATACTTTAAAGCTAAACGTTTTAGACCTGTTGATATATCTCCTATTTTCTCCCTCTTATCTTGTTGGTATCTATTATCTGATTGCATTAATTGGATATAATCTATAACAACTAAATCACAACTCCCCTTGTCCTGTTGTATTTTAATTATATTTTTCTCTACTGTTGATAGAGTACACTTAGTATTATCATCTATAAATAAATTTAAATTAGTTATACTATCACCAACACTGGCTATTTTGTCAAACAATATATCATCTTTAACGTTAGCATTACTAATCATATCGTTATTAATCTTAGCTCTCCTGAATACACTACGCTTAGTATATTGCGATACCTTCATCTCCAAGGAATGGAACAGTACATTATGGTCTTGTGCTACGTATTCTGCAATCTGTTGTACTATTGAGCTTTTCCCTACTCTAGGCCTTGCTCCTATTATATATAATCTACCTTTACATAATCCTGATAAGGTTTTATCTAGCTTAGGAAATCCTGTAGAGAGACCAAAGATTTTATCTTTAGAGTATACTACCTTCTCAACCTCATCTATGACATCCATAAATCCCGAGGCTAAACTATTAAGGTTGGTGGTAGTTTTAGATAATAGTTTAGTAGTGATTGTATTTTCTATATACTTTAACACATCATCTACATCTTCTTGTTTTTCTAACAATCCTTCACATTCTTTTAGTATAGAACTAAGAAATCTCTTCTTACTATACTTGATTATAATTTTAATTAATTGTTTATAGTTGGCTACTGTAATTAGGTTATCAATTAATTCTTGTAACTTTTCCTTACCGCCTGATTGTTCCAACTGTTCGGAAAATCTTAATTGTTCAGTAAGAGTAACTATATCTACTTGTTTACCCTTCTTTGCAAGGACTTGAATGTTTTCAAATATAGTTCTTAGTTGTCCATCAAAGAAGTCGTGTGGAGATAACTCATTAACTATTATACCTAACTTCTCTTGTGAGGTTAAGCATATAGCTATTATATTTTCTTCTGCTTCTTTATTATATAGTTCATCTATTTCCATATTAATATTCCTTACAATATTAAATTAGGGTACTGTACTAATAAGAACTCTACTTCTGGATTGTTTATTCTAAGGGGGCTAGGAAGCTCATTAATGTACCTTTGTGCTTGTTCCTCATTACTTATATCCTGAAAGCATAAAGTCTCGTTTACGGGGCTTGTAGCAGCCTGAGGATTTTCTTCTTCAAATCTTTTAGCAACCCAACCTTTAGTTAACCTATAGTAATGGGAAATTTTATTATATTCTTTTAATCTTTGTCTAGCTACCAACTCATACGGAGCTTTTTCTTCTAGGTAAACTATATAATCATATAGTATTTCTACTGTACGATGGAAATATAAATCACCTAGTTCTTCTAGTATCCTTTGATATTCCTTAGAGGTAAGTCTTACCTTCCCATTCACATCCTGAATACCTTGTCGGTTAAACTTTAAACATCTAGCTCTATGGATATCAAATCTTTCTAGTAATATCTGGTATGCTTCCTTAGCATTCTTTTCTGATAAGGTACTAACATAAGCTATTAATGTTTCTTTGGCTGTTAGTTTAGCTGGCTTAATCTTTTTCATATTCTATTATTCCTATATCATCTTGTATTTCTATTACTTCTAATATCTTTTCTATTGTAGTACCATCATCCTGTTCTACCCATACATTATCTCCAACCTTAACAAAGAACTCATCAGGATAACAAACTTCTACTGTTTTATCTTCTACTTCAAACCATTCATCATCCATCATTCCTTCTATTGGGGCTGGGGAACTGTGAAGATAACCATATCCTGTTACTAAAGTATTAATTGTTTCAGTTTTATTATTGGATAGTTCAGCTATTAAGGTTGCTAATCCTTTTATCTTAACGTAATGTTTACTCATTCTAATTTCCTTTCGCTTAGTCGATTATGTCGAGAATAGTTTTTGCAATTCTTCTAACATAATCTTCACCATCCAGAATTTGTTCACAAATTCCAGCAATATCGCTTAGTTTGTTTTCAAGCTTTCTGTTCTCTGTAGTTAGTCTTATAGACTTTTTCGCAAGCTCCGCTATTTGTTTTGTGTCCAAGCCTTTAAAGTATTCATCCTCGAAGGGCTCAAGAGCCTTGCGGTAGCGGTCGAACTTTTCTGTAAGTCTTTTATCCCGTTGTTCTCGTATATCACGCTCTCCAGTTCGTATATCTGTCAAGGCAACTCTAAATTCTGGATTGTCAAACATTTTTTCATAAATTTTAAGTTTGTCTTTCAGCTCCTCAAGAGCTTTATCTTTCCTTAAAAACTCTTTATAATATATTTCTCTTTGATTTTCCTGTGCTTGAGTGTATTTTTCTAGCTCTTTATATTCCTGTGTCTTGCGGGCAAGTTGCTTGTAGTAGCAATTAGGCCAACCCTTGCAACTACCGCCTAAATTACAACAATCTTCCTCTTCTTGTATAAATTGAACACACCCATACACATTCACGCCATCAATTATTATCTGTTCTTTATCTGTCATACATCACCTCTATCTTTCTAATATTCTTTACTCTACTAATTGTACTAGGATGGGTTAGTGTTTGTTTACCTATAAATTTTTCAGGTACTATTCTTAATAACCCTTCATCTAATTTACTAGGATGACCTTTTGATAATAAAAGATGTGTTGCTAATGTATCTGCTTCTATCTCATTATATACCTTATGATTTTTAAATTCCCACATAGATATAGGTAATCTTTTATTTAATAACTCTCTTGTACGTTGAGGATGTTGAAGTAGTATATGTGCTAGTTCGTGATATAAGATACTTCTTAATTCATCCTTAGATAATCTTTCAAGTATTCCTGTATAGATAAAGATAGTTACTCCATCTGTATAAGCATTAAGTTCATTTCCTTTTATTGTTTTAAATAAACATACTCTTTGATTTTCTATACAAGTATTACTAACATCCTTTAATACTTCTATTTGTTCTTCTTCTGTAGCACTGAATGCTGTTAGTGTAACAGAAAAAGATAATATAAATCCTATTAATAATGCTTTTAATAATCTACTTATCATAACATATCCTCTGTATCTACTGGGTTTAAACCATTCCCATTCTTGTAATACTTCATCCAATCTTCTTTATAAATTAAATCTACTTGTGTTATTCTTTCACTACAATTATATTTCTTATTATATATACTATCTGTTCTACCTACTATAAATATATTATCACCTACATCTATTTCAGCTAGTACATAATTAATTAGTTGTCCTTTAATAAAACATCTTACTGTTGCGTCTGTTAGTTTAATTCCTGATGGACTTGTAGTATGACGTACCATTATCTTTGTTTTACCAGTGATAATCATAAAAGGTCTCTCATTCATTGAAAAGTCTGTTATTTCTTTTACAGTTAGATGGAGGTATTCGTTGCTCCCTTGACTTATGTACATTATATTCATCCTCCTCTATATCGTATATACACATTGAAATACCACCAACAATAACTCTTTTATTGCAATAATAACATTTATCTTCCATTGTTATATCTCCTGTATATTGAACTTATCTCTAAGATACTTATACCCGTTGACATCTTGGTACCCATTGTTTTTGTATATACTTATAGTCTCTTAATACATATCTTTCCGATTGATATCTTTCATCTACCAAAACATCTACCCATAAACTAGCATAGAATTTATATATATCTTTATGGGTTTTACATCCTTTATTCTTTGCATAAGATTTGATAGTATAAACCACTTGCTGGTTATCATTATCTATATCTTTGATAGGAAAAATAATAAAAGGTATGTTAAAGAAATGTTTTTTTAGTTGGGGGGTAGAATAATAATAATCCAATATTTTTAAATTTTCTTCATACATTTCTCTGCACATATTGCCAATATCTTCCCATATACTTTTAGTTTTTTTCATAATTTAAATTTCTCCTTAAGATACTTACACCCTTCATCTACACTCCGCAAATAATACGGAGTACCCATTATGTATTGAATTGCTTTATGTCTATCTTCTATTATCTTATAATCCACTTGTGTTGCAGCTCTGATAATGTTATCAGTATATTCAGATATCCTTTCCTTCATAGCTAGGTTGATACCCCATTCTTTTAGTTTTTTATATGGGTTCTTGAATGAACGTCCTGTCTTAGCTATAAGTTTATCCAACAATACGCAAGCATTACTTGTAATCTCAAATCCATACTCTTTAATCAAACCATTATATTGTTTATTAGTAATCATAAAGTTTTCAAACTTCGTATATCCTGTTGTAAGTTTTATTTGCTTGTATTCTTTTAGTTGCTCTTTAGTTAGTGACTTAATTGCTATCTTTTCTTTTCTTTCAAGATGGTTAAGTATCTCATTAAGATTATTAAACACAATCATCAACATATATCTATTGACTAGGAGTTCGTGTACGATGTTTATTCTAGTATATAGTTCTTTATATCCATTACTCATCTAATACAACCTTTGTTCCTTTAACTATTATCTTGCCTTCTTTTTTTTGTATCTCTATCAATCCCATCTTCTGTAGTTTATTTAATGCTTTCCATAATCCTGATTTACTTTCATATCCAAACCAATCATAGTCTGTTGAATAACCAGTAAATGCTACATAATCTATTACTCCATAGTACACATCTATAAACTCTGCTAATAGTTGCTCATATAACCTTAATAATCTAGGTCGTTTAGTTAGTTCTATAAACTTTAGTATTGGTAACTCTATTGCGCTGTACATAATATTTTCCTTGCTACTTTTTGTATAAACTTATTAATTCTTTCAGTAGATACTTCCATACGTCTGTTTTTTTTATCATCTTCATATATGACACTAACATAATTCAAACAATTACTCGCAGATATTAATACTTTATCATTACTAATAGTACAGGATACATAATCTTCCTTAGGTGTTGTATATATATGACAACTAATCATTTAAGTTTCCTCCTTTTTTACTGTACGGTAAATTTTGTATTGATTTATTATCCTTAAAGCTCTTTTATTACCGAGCGGTAAAAGAAAATAGGCTGGTCTTATGGACTGTTTCCTGCCAGCCCTTACCTTCCTCCCCTTATTTAATTATCAATCCATACACTAACTCATCATACAACTTCGGATTATTATTCTTATCTAAGTAAACTAAGTTTTCTTTCATTGTACCTTCGTGTTGAAATCCTAAGTCTTTAAGTAGTTTAATTATACCATATCCACATTGAGGTACTGTTGCAATAAACTTCCTGATATTAAAATTAATAACTGCATAATCTTTAAAGTATTTCATTATTTCTCTTGATTGTTTACCCCAAAATTGTTTAGGTATTATAGCGTGTACTTTGCAAGTTATTACCTGACCTTTGTATTTCCACATATCACCTAGTGAGAATACCCCACATATATTGTTATCATTATTTAATACAACGAACACATTAGTAGAACGTATTAAATCTTCAAGATAATTTCCTAATGTTACTCCACTATCCTGACAAGTCAAATCTAGTATCTTATTTCTTTGTTCATCATATATATTATAGATAGCTTCTATTTCTTGTTGATAAGCTCTATCCCATTTAATAGGTACTACTGTGTATTCTGTTATTAAACTTTCCATCTATTACTTTCCTTTTCTAGTCATAGCAAAGCTTGTTACCCACCCACCTAAACCGAATGCAAAGTCAGCAGGGTCTAAGCCTCTAGCCTTAATAGCTTCTGTAAACATTAGGTATATATCTATCCTTTCATTAATAAATTCTTCTGGAGTAGGTAGTGGAGGTGGTGGAGTTTGTTGTTGATATCCTCCCTGTTGTTGGTATCCACCTTGCTGTTGCTGATAACCTCCCTGTTGTTGTCCATAACCTTGATTGTTTTTTCTGTAACCGTATGCCATTACTTGTCCTCCTTTGTTTCTTTAATTAGTTTGTTTAACTTCTCTATATTTTTTATGTGCTGTTTGATTAAGTAATCTATAAAATTTATTACATCTGGGTTACCTTTTATATCGACACTATAATAAAACTCTACGGTAAAAGATGGTTCGTAATCACCAAGATTGTATTTATATTCTTTTTCCTTCTTAGCCATTGGGCAACTCCTGATATTCTTTATAGTTTACAACTCCTGTTTGTTGATTGTACTTGTTATATCCTATAATAGTTGCAAGTATTCTATTCTTTTCAAAGTCTGTTTCTTCCAATCCATTATCAAGGTATAATTGCTTTACTGATTGGTAGGTTAATATCTTTTCCTCACATACTTTATCAAACTTCTTTTCTCCAAAGTTAGAAATACCTTTATATCCATCACAAGTATCACCTGTTAGTATCTGTTTAAATAAGAATAGTTGTGCTTCTTCTGGAGATATAACTTCATAATCGTTATTGTTATTCAAATCTCTAAACACATTACAAGGGAATGAATAAAAGTCTTTATCGACTGTTACAAGTATTTTCTTTTGTCCTTGATGGAATGCTGGGTCTTCAAACATTACCCTGCAAGTATCATCACCTTCAAGGTTAGGTAGTGATATTAAATCAAAGTTCTTTTCTACTAACTCTCTTAACTTGTACCATATGTCGGGTTTAGCTGGTCTATTAGATTTATAGTCTGGATATAATTGCTTCCTGAAATTATCTTTATCTGATACTACTAGATAAAAGTTATTAGTTAGTAGTGTACTACATAATCTATCTATTTCACTATCAAGAAAGTCTAAGCTTTTATCTAAATCAAATACTTCTGTGTAGATATTTTTTTCAATAGGAAATAAAACCTTACTTGCTGTCATAGCTTTATAGATATAACTATCAAAGTCTATTATTAATACTGGTGAATTATAACTCATATTGTATAACTCCTATTTACGTTACTGTGAGTACCTTAATTTATACAATTTTAAAATGTAATTACAAATAAACCATTAAGTATCTTTATAAGCTTAGGCTTACCCCGCTTTTTTTTAGTATTACATTAGGTGTTCTCTTAGGTTTAAAGTTTCTGTTCTTAATACTTCTCTTAACAGATTTAATAAACTGTTTTCTAATATAATCAAATTCTTTTGTAGTAAATTCTGTGCGTTGTTCTATTTCTTTTGGAGTATATCCTTCAACAAAATTCATCTTTAATAATTCTTTTTCATCTTCATTAGATATATATTCACTATCAATCAATTCTAATACTAGCTTCTTAATATAATCAACATCTTTTAATTGAGTAGTATCTTCAAGACTTAATTCAATCTCATCTACATTAAGGGAAGAATTAATAAGTAATTGTTCTTTGTTTAATTTTCTTTTTAATTCTCTTTTTAATCTAGGGAATAGATATGTAGTTAACTTACAAGGTTTATCTGATGTAATCCATCTTTGAGTTTCAATTAATAACAACTCATATAATATACTCTGTTTATCTTCAAAAGATAATCCTGAAAAATTTCTTACACTTCTTAATACCTTGTAAATAAATCCTTTTTCATTTTTTAATATCTTTAATACTTCTGTATTACGTTCTTTAATTGTATTATTCATTAATACCTCCATATTTATATTATACCCTAAACAGAATATATTATAACAACTTTCAATTTATATCTTTACATATTGTTACAAACTAATTCTTGTGCGCTGCTTATCCTTAATAACTTAACTAATTCCCAATATTGTTTATCTTCAAACAAACCTATGTCAATCATTTCACCATTAAATCTAGTTATACCTTCCATAGTAGCTCCGCAATCTAACATATATTTAATCGCTTGCATATCTTTATTATAAATAACTAACAAACTTCTCATTGTACCTCCATTAATAATTATTTACCATCCATATATTTGTTTTACGTATCTTCTTAAACTTCTTGTGTATCTATTTAATGTTGCTTTACTTATAGGTTTATTGTTATAAATCTTATCAAATAGTTTTTCAATATCAACATCAGGTCTAACTTCTCTAAACATTATATGATTAGTACCATCGTGATGGCTTGCTTTTTTATACACATTAAACCCGTCATAATATAAATGGTTATAATCTTCATTACCATAATATAATATTTCTTTTAGGTTATTCTTATCTAGTATCTTATATCCTGAACATCTACCATTCCATAGACCCATATTTGCAATAGCTATGATATTACTTTCTGTAACAACATCAAGATTATATAATTCATCATCATAACTCCGGTCTATCTCATAGTATATTCTATTCCATACATCTTCATCAGATATGTTTTCTGGTTTATCACCCCATTTTTCGGCTAATGTATTCTTTACTTCATCCAAATTATATTCAGTTTCATTATCATTTAATATAGTTCTAACTGTCATATTATATCTCCATTATGTTTCCATTTATACTGATTTATATTTTGGTTATATCCTTGTAATCCTTTAGTCTTGTGTATATCCTAAGGCTTCAATTACTGTTTCCATTGGTACATAACCGTCAAGAAACAATTGAAATAAATCCTCTATCAATATGTCTTTGTTGTCTAGTCTATATTTTATTTCACTATCATAATTATTGCAATCAAGTTTTAAAAAGTTATCTTCTAATGCCATTGTTACACCTCCATTAATGATAAATATAATCTATCAACTTTGCAATCTGATAATCTATAATCTAATAATTCTATTGCGTCCTCTAATACTCTTTTAAACTGATAACGTTCATAAGTTCTATTGTGATACGTTCTTTTACTTACTTGCTTGCTTTTATCGGGAGAAATTATTAATCCTTTAAAACATACGTGACGAAAGCCGTAACTTGTGCATTGTTCGAAACAAGTTAAGAATAATTCTTTATCATCAGGGGTTGTTATCCTAAATACCGTACCGTCATAATATCTATATGCCATTGTTAGTCCTCCAGTCTTTACTTATACTTTCTATTGTTTTTCTAGTCTATTATTGTACTCTTCATATAAAGAAGTTAGTGCGTCTATTACCCATTCTGGCGGGTCTAATTCTTCATTCCTTGACATATTCTTGTCTGATAGCTTCTCTATGTTTATAAGTACAACCCCAATCCAATACCTTACTATATTCTTTTACCGGTTTAGTATTTACCCCTAAGTTAACTAGAGTTAGATATAAATCATAATCATAGCAATCAAGGCATCCATATTCGTATATCGTTTGTGCTACATTTCTACCAAACTCTTTTTTATAATGTCTTATTTCATCCATTCCCATACGTTCAACTATATCTTTTGCAAATTGTAATCTAACTTTGTAATTCTTTGTTGTTACTGTACTCATATTTATTTCACCTCCATATTATTTATATACCCATTTATTATATTTATCTAACATACTTGTTACATATCTTTACATAAAATTAGCTTGTATTAATTCTTTAGTAACAAGAATAGACTCTTGATTAAGTTTAGATTTTAATTCAAAACAGTTATTTTGTATATACACGTCGTCTATTTCGTAATTATTATTAGTTATTAAAGTAACAACAAAACTTTTCTCAAAAGTCTTTACGCCATCTTTATTCGTAAATCTACCTTGCGTTTTTGATAATGTATAATTATCAAATAAACCATCTAGAGTAGATATAAAAAATTCATCCGACAATTCTTGTTTTAAAGTATCTTTATCGTTACAACCAATATAATAAGTTATTTTGTACATAATTTAAACCTCCAAATTTTATCTTATATATTTATTATTCCACAAACATACTATTTTATAACGTATTGTTTAATTTATTTACAATTGTTTACATTTTATCAGGGTCTGATAATTCCATATAAAATAATAACATAAAAGGAAATGTTATTGCAAGTAATATAATAATTAATTCTATCATTTTAAAACCTCCGTTTTTATTTATCCTTATAAGTTTAATATTCCCGTTTTAAATATCTCTCTAACATCTATCTATTAATATCGTTACAATTCTTAATAAACTATTAAAACCATTAGACTATTAAGGGAAGAGAAAAGAGAAGACCATTAGGGAATATTGCTTTTTTCTTTTTATATATTTTTCTTTTTTCCTTAAAGGGTAAAGGGATAAGATAAGAGTTCGGATAAAGGGTTAAGGAATTAAGGAATTAATAAACTACTTTATCAATAGTATATAAAGTAGTTGTATTATAAACTCTACTATTAAAGTTTATAATACTTCTTTTGTTATAAAGATATATTGATACAATATAAAATCAATATTTACTTTTCTTATTTAAGTTTAGTTTAATATATCTTATCCTGCTTTACGTATAGTTTAATGCAGCTTATCTTCTCTCACTCTCTACTTTTTATTCTCTACTTTTAAGCCTAAATTTTCAAACCACCCCCTAGAACGTCGATTGAAGTTCTAGAGAAAATATTTTGTATTGGGATGGTACCTACCGCAATTGTTAGACCAACTAAAAGACGCTTAGTGAGCTTAATACCTACCCCTATACAACCATTAACCATCCTCTAAGAGGTGAATAACCGATACCTGAAAATGGTAGATATATTTAGTTTAGAATTAATCTTTCAAAAGAAAATAACCCCCTATATATACTTAAGTATATACAACTCCTGTCTCTTATACACATCTGACGCTGCCGACGAACTCTAG